CCCGGTTATCTGCAGCTACGCCAAAGACGCCCCGACGTCATGGCTGTGCTTGGACTGGGCCCCCCGGTGGACTTCCGCGCAACCTTTTCTCGCCAACTCGCTGGCTTCCAGTTTTTGTACCTGGATGAGAAAGTGCGCGCGGGCATCCAACAGGCTCGCTCTGTCGGACCACCCGTCACGCGAGCTAGTGGCATGTGGACCGAGCGTGCCCCTCCCCAACTTCTGACAATGATCGAGGGTGAAGATTCTCAGGCCCCTCCCGATCCGAAACCCATGCGCGCAGAACCCAGCGTGCCTCTGATTCGCACGCACGTACCACGCGCGAATCCCAATGGAGTGTTAGATGAGGCCTGCGCGGACCTCACTTTCCGCGAAGCCCGCGAGGTGGTGCGGGAGCAAGGCATGACGGAGCTCTTTGTGGAACGCCCGACTCAATTCGGCGACCGCACGGATCAGCTGTTTCCACAGCAGCAAGGCAATGATCCCGTGCTTTTCCGCGTCACAGTTGACAAGCGCCTCAATTACGGTACTGCAGCTGACAACTTGGAGGATCTCAACTACAGCGAGTGGAAAGCTCAATTGCTGTTTGAGGCCATGGGACGATACCTCAACTTCGGTGACAAGGAGGAATTCGACCCCCAACTGTTTCAGGAGTGCATCTTTGAGAATGAGTTCAGGAAACTGACTCAGAAAACTCAAGCGGTGCTCCTTAACAACGTCAAACGCAGCGACCCAGACTGGAAGCTGAATTTGGTGGATCATTTCATCAAATCTCAGCTCAAAGGGAAGCTTGAGACGCTGGGAAAACCTGGCAAGGCAGGTCAGACCCTTGCAACATGTCAAGACGCCGTCGTGCTGCTTTTTGGACCTATGGTTCGTTACTTGAGACGTCGCGTGATGCACCAGTTTCCCCCAGAGCTGTACTGCAACTGCGAGAAAACGAACGAGGACCTTAGCGCATGGGCCCGCGAACATTGGACTGACGCCGAGAGCACGGAGAGTGACTTCGAGGGCTTCGACTCGACTCAACGTGGCGACAGCCTCGGACTTGAGCTCAAGCTCATGGCGCAGTTCGGACTCAAGGACGCCTGGATGTCCTTGTTTGAGCAGTTTTCGTTTGGGTTTTTAGATATGCCAGAGTTATACGCCTGGTGGAAGACCCACATCATATCAACGGTCATTGGTCCCAAGCAGACAGGCCGTGACACAGGAGAGCCTGGGACCTATGATTTCAACACGTACTTCAATTTGGCAGTTACATGCCTCATGTACGAGTTGCCTCGTGGAGTCCCCCTTTGCATTGGTGGCGACGATATGAGCGCCAATCGCAAACTGAAGGAGAGCGCCCTTTGGATCCGAGTCAAGTCCCAGTTTCTACTGATCGCGAAGGTGCAATACACTTTGCGTCCCAGCTTCTGTGGATTCTACTTGACCCCGAATGGCTCTTTTCGGAACCCACGCTTACTTATGCTGAAAACACTTTGGCATATTGACAAAGGTGACAGTCCCGCGGTCGACCTAAACTACGCCACAGAGTGTTACTCAGCCTACCGCTTGGGTGACCTCTTGGTTGATTATTGCACTTTCTTGGAGTTGGAGTGCCAGGGTTGGTTACTGGAATACTACCACCAAAAGTATTCGTGGGCTCAACGAATTTTCGGGGGCCAGGATGTGCAGGAAGTTTTTGTTTTGTTGCGGGAGTCGGGCCCGCTCATTTCTGAGGAAGACGTTGAGTCCCAGGAGATCGGGAAAAAACGTCGCAGAACGCTCAAAAGACTGCGACATTACCAGCAAGCTCTGCTGGGAACCATTGCTCGCTCCGGGGAGGAGTGGCAGTGACATCCTTTGTTTCAACGAATTTCCTATGTTAAAGGGTTGTTAAATGTTCTTGTTATTTTGTTTTCATGTTCAACTCCTTCTCTGCCGCAATCGAAAATGTCCCAACCTCAGCCAGTCACCGGAACCGCGCCAGCTC